GATAAAGGTAATGTTGTCATTAACATCGGTGGTTTAGAAACTAAAGTCATCGAAGCGACACAAGAGAAAGAACTGGAATATGACGAGGGAGTAGAAATTGAAGATGCCCAAGTCGAAGATAAGATAAAAGAGATAAGTAATGGCTAAAGAACTGGATGTTCAATTACATCCGGCTCAGTTAGAAATCTTCAATTCACCTGCTCGATTTAAAGTAGTATCTGCAGGAAGAAGATTCGGTAAGTCTAGATTGGCTGCCTGGTTGTTAATCATTAAGGCACTACAATCTGAAAGTAAGGATGTCTTTTATATTGGTCCTACCTTTCAACAAGCCAAAGATATTATGTGGCATATGCTGAAAGAGTTACTTCACGGTACTGAACTAATAGAACAGACACACGAAAATACTGCTACTATGACTCTAGTCAATGGCAGAAAAATCAGTCTCAAGGGGTCAGATAGACCCGACACATTACGAGGAGTGGGACTGGCATATGTAGTTCTAGATGAGTATGCTTCTATGAAGGTAGAAGTATGGGAACAAATCATCAGACCTACACTGGCAGATGTTAAAGGTGGTGCATTGTTCATCGGTACTCCTGCAGGTAAGAATCATTTCTATGAACTGTGGCAGGAAGCGGATGATCCTAAGAATGAAGATTGGGAAGCATTTCAATATAATTCTACAGACAATCCTTTAATTGACCCAGAAGAGATAAAAGTTGCTAGGGAGACTATGTCGACCCAGGCGTTCCGTCAGGAGTTTGAAGCTTCTTTTGTCTCCTTCACAGGAGGCATATTTCAACGAGACTGGATTAAATTCGATGAGGAAGAGCCTGAGAATGGCAACTTCGTAATTGCAGTAGATCCGGCAGGTTTTGAGAATGTCGAAAAAGAAAGAGGACTAAAAGGATCGAAACTAGATGAAACAGCTATTGCAATCGTTAAAATTGATGGTGACCACTGGTGGGTCAAGAATATTCTCCACGGTAGATGGTCTATTAAAGAAACTGCAAAAAAGATTCTCACAAGTGCTAAAGAAAATGAAGCAACTATTGTCGGAATTGAAAGTGGGTCGTTAAAGAATGCGATTCTTCCTTATCTAGAAGATGAGATGAGGATAGCAGGTAGGTGGATACCTATCACAGATGTCTCCCACGGGGGAAAGAAGAAAGCAGATAGAATTACCTGGGCTCTACAAGGAAGATTAGAACACGGTAAGATAACATTTAACCCTGATAAGTCGTATATAGACGATTTAGAAGTACAACTAATAGAGTTTCCTACTAAAGGTACTCACGATGATATTATAGATGCGTTGGCATATATCGATCAAGTAAGTGTGGCAGATTTTATGCACACAATAGAAATCGAAGAAGATTGGCAACCATATGATGAAGTAGCAGGATATTAATTTATGGCATATGAAACCGAAAACAATTATCAAGCATTAGTATCGTGGTTAATGTCACGTCTTAATGACTGGGCTGACCATCGTGATAATAACTATCTTGATGATTGGGATCAATATTACCGTCTGTGGAGAGGTAAATGGGAGTTAGAAGACCAAACTAGACAATCTGAAAAGTCTAGAATTGTAACTCCTGCACTACAACAAGCAGTAGAAGCTGCAGTGGCAGAACTAGAAGAGGCAACTTTTGGTAGAGGTAAGTGGTTCGACATACAAGATGATGTTTTAGATCAAAACAAAGATGATGTGGAGTATGTCCGTAACTTATTGCAAGAAGATCTAGAGGGTACTGGTTGTAAAGATGCAATATGTGAGATATTCTTAAATGGTGCGATATATGGTACTGGCATCGGTAAGATAATTACTGAAGAAAATGATAAATTTAGACCTATAGAGAGACCTGTAGAAGGAACTCTGACTTCTGTAAGAGACATAGAAAGATATACTTCAGTAGATGTAAGAATCGAGGCAGTATCCCCTAAAGATTTCATTATAGATCCGGCAGCAGATACAATCAGTGAGGCATTAGGTGTCGCACAAGAGGTATATAAACCTAGATATGTAGTATCTGATGGTATGGAAAGCGGCATATACAATAAAATGTATATTGAGGCAGATACAAACGATATTAGTGTAGGATATGATCCAGAAGATGCTAATGCAGACGCTTCAGATGAAATTAAAATTACAGAATATTGGGGTAAAGTACCTCGTAAGTACCTAAATAAAGACGAAACTGACGATGATTTTGAATATGACGAAGATGAGTTAGTTGAGGCAGTAGTTACTATCGCAAATGACCAATATGTTCTCCGTGCTGAGGAGAATCCGTTTATGATGGTTGATAGACCATTCATAGCATATCAGCACGACATAGTTCCTAATAAGTTCTGGGGCAGAGGAGTATGCGAGAAAGGATTTAATCCACAGAAAGCATTAGATGCTGAGATGAGAGCAAGAATTGATTCTCTGGCATTGACTACTACACCTATGGTAGCTGCAGATGCTACTAGATTACCTAGAGGGATTAAACTAGAAGTTAGACCCGGTAAGACTATTCTTACTAATGGTGATCCTAGAAATGCAGTTATGCCATTAAATCTAGGACAAACAGACCAACACACTTACCAACAAGCAAGTGTACTACAAAATATGATTCAGATGGGTACAGGATCTGCAGATTTAGGTGTTCCTGATAGAGCAACTGCAGGTGGTATGTCTATGATGCAATCAGCATCTATTAAGAGACAGAAACGTACTCTAATGAACTTTCAGAATACTTTCTTAATTCCAATGATTAATAAAGCATTATGGAGAAAGATACAATTTGATGTAGACAGATATCCTGTCGTTGACTATAAGTTTATTCCATACTCTACTATGGGTATTATGGCTAAAGAATTAGAGATGCAGCAAATGGTCTCTATGCTACAGTCAATTCCGAAAGATTCTCCAGCTTTCAATGTCTTGTTGTTAGCGGTCTTTCAGAACTCTAGTATCCATAATAGAGATCAAATTGTTAAATCGCTTATTCAAGGTATGCAACCTAATCCTGAAGCACAGAAAATGCAACAATATCATCATCAACTTCAGATGGAACAGATGAAAGCAGATATTCAGAAGACACTAGCTGAGGCACAGGAAGAACAGACTAAAGCAATGAAGAATGCTAAAGAAGCAGGTGCTAATGATCAACCTGATCAACTAGAACTTCAAGAGAGGTTAGTTAAACTACAGAAAGAACTAGCCAATATAGAGAAAATGAGGGCAGATATAGAGAGTACTAAAGTTGAGACTCTAAGAACAATTCCAGAAGTGGAACACTTAAAGTCAGAGACTGCACTAAACTATGCTAACGCAAGAAGACAAACAGTTTTACCACAATAGACTAAATTTAATTGAACAGGACGGGTGGAGAGACTTAGTTAAAGAACTAAAGAATCTCGAAGACTTGACTAACAATTTAGATTCTATTGAAAGTGAAAAAGACCTTTGGTTTGCTAGAGGTCAGTTGTCAATTTTAAGGCAAATAATTGCTTTAGAAGATACGACAAAATCGGCGGCAGAAGAACTAGATTTATAGCTCTGCCATTACAATTCCATAATCCATAAGGACGGAGAAAAATATGACAAGTATAGTAGTAGACGCTGAAGAAGCGACTGGTTCAGAAATTCCTGAATCAACAGTAGAACCAACAACAAACGAAGCAGTAGAAACATTTGAAATTGCTGATGATACAGTAGAGGAACATATAGAAGCCGAAGCTGAAGAATCAACAGAACAAGAATATGCAGTACCTGATAAGTTTGCTGGTAAATCACTGGAAGATGTTATTAATAGTTATGAGAACCTAGAAAAAGAACTAGGTAGAAAAGCACAGGAAGTAGGTGAACTCAGAAAACTATCAGACAGTTTCTTACAGTCACAAATGCAGCAAAATCTACAAAAAAATGAAGTTGAGGAAGAACCTACAGATTTCTTTGATGATCCTAATGCAGCGGTCAACAAAGCAATTGAGAACCATCCTAAATTTCAAGAATTTCAGCGTTTTCAACAGCAACAAGCACAAGTAGCTGCTAAGACACAACTGGAAACAGCACATCCTGATTATACTAGTATCGTACAAGATAAAGGTTTTCTGGATTGGGTTCAAGGAAGTAAAATTCGTCAACAGTTATTCCAAGCGGCAGATGCTTATAACTACGATGCAGCTAATGAGTTATTGACTACCTGGAAAGATAGAGCAATGATTAATAAGACGCAAGAAGTTAAAGAACAAGCCGAAGCAGATAGACAAGCTGCACTTAAAGCTGGAAAAACTGAATCACGAGCTTCAACAGGTTCTAAAGGAAGCGGTAAGACGTACAGACGTGCTGATCTTATTCGCTTAAAAATACAAGACCCTGCAAAGTATGAGTCTATGGAAAGTGAAATTTTTAAGGCATATTCAGAAGGTAGGGTTAAATAGCTATATAAATCATAAGGAGTAAAAGTAATGGCTAATATGACTACCACTACGGTTACTAAGTTTATTCCAGAAATTTGGAGTGATGAAGTAATCGCAACATATAAATCTAACTTGGTTGTAGCAAACCTAGTTAAGAATATCAACCACCAAGGTAAGAAAGGTGATACAATTCATATCCCTAACCCTGGTAGAAACGATGCTTCAGCTAAAGTTGCAGATTCAGATGTAACTGCAATCACAGATACAGCGGCTGATATCATCGTAAGCATTGATCAGCACTATGAATGGTCAATGTACATCGAAGATATCGCTGAGTTACAAGCATTAAATTCAATGAGACGCTTCTACACTGACGATGCTGGTTACGCTCTAGCTCGTAATGTAGATTCTGCACTTATCACTGCTATGGACGGAGCTTCTGCTCTAACTGGCGGTAATGCAGTTATTGGTTCAGTAACTGATTGGGATGCTTCAATCTTAGGTGCTATCGAAGTTCTTAATGATGCAGATGTTCCAGTTAATGACAGATACCTAGTTGTAACTCCATCTTGTATGACTGCTCTAATGTCTACTGACAGATTTACTGAGCAACAGTTCATCGGTGATGGTTCTGCAATCAGAACTGGTAATATCGGTTCAATCTATGGTATTCCAGTATTTATGTCTACACAAGTAGGTACAGGTGCTACTGAGAAAGCTTTCTTATTCCAGAAAGATTCTACAGTACTTGCTACACAACAGTCAGTTCGTACACAGACTCAGTACAAGCAAGAGAAACTTGCTGACCTATTCACTGCAGATACTGTCTACGGTACTAAGGTTGTTAGACCAGGTTCAATTCAAGAATTATCTTCTTAATTTAACCACAGAGGTCCTCCTAACGGGGGACTTCTCTATTAAGTTAAGAGGAGACAATACTAATGGCAAAACTAAGCAAAAAGAAAAGACTAGCACTAGCAGTTCTTGCTATGCGTAGACGTTTAAGGAACCCATAGGACTGAATTATGAGTATAGATAGAGGACACGGAATTGCTACATCAGCTGTCATTGCAGATAGTTATGATTTAGATGCTCTAATTGCAGATACTGAAGCAGCTAAGGTAGCAGCTCAAGCGGCTCAAGCAGCAGCTGAGACTGCTCAGAGTGCAGCAGAGACTGCGGAAACTAACGCTGAAACTGCAGAGACTAATGCAGCAGCAAGTGCTAGTGCAGCAGCTACATCGGAATCAAACATAGCAGGTAGTGAAGCAGTATGTGCAGCTAGTGAGA